ACCACCGCAGCCGCCTCAACCACCGCAGCCGCCACAGCCAGAAACCGAAGTATCTGGTGAGTTAAACAGGGAGCCAACAAAAACATTTAAAATCACCCCACGTTTACAAGTGCAAAAACGTATGCGTGATATTGTAAGCCAAAACGCCAAAGATGACCGATACATTAATAAAACGTTCCGCGTGTTTACTGGCGCAAAAGATGACTTCGGTAACATCAAGTTTAGCACAGATCTTACAGACGCTGCTGTATCAGCTACAGAGGCATTTATACCTGTTCTTGATGAAGTAGCTTCAAGGTTTAACATCCCAAGGCTTCGTGGATTTAAGACAATAAACTCAAATGCTGGAGCCAATATGGGCGACGGTGTTATGGGGATAAATCCTCGTTCATTCAACTACTACACGAATAGTTTAGTACCTAAAGCACTCAATTCTTCCGAGGTAGAACGTAGACTCAAAGAAGCACAGGATGCTCTGAACAGACTTTTGAAAGAAAGAGACTCTGCAAGAGCTAGAATTGAAGCTCTATACGATGAGCATAGATCACTCATAAACATGAGAGAAAACTTCCCAAATGCTTACGCAGAGTATCAGCGGCTTACCGATAAACTTGATGCTATTCATAAAGAAAGATCGGAACATTTAAAAACAAAAGAACGTCTTAATCCTAAAGCGTTTGAAGCGAGTAGCTGGAAAATAGGTGATGATCTTAAAAATAGACCTTTTAGCTCCAAAGACTACTTTGACGACCCTTTAGACCGTCTCCAAACTCTTTTATTGCATGAGATGGCCCATCACGTTCATCAAATGTTTGCTCAAAAGCCTGCTACTGGAACCGATAAGGCATCTTTATTAGTAGCGGCTAGAAAGCGTCCAGTGGAGCAATGGTTAGAGAGGAATGTTGGAACAGTTAAGAATAAGAAGTTTGTTTGGGCAGACCCGTCAATACCTGATCGACAAGCCAGCGAATACGCATTGACTAACGATCACGAGTGGTTTGCTGAGAACTTTGCACTGTACTACATGGACAGAAAAGATTTGGTTGATCCACTGTTTGTTCAACTGATAGAATCCATGCTGAAAGGGACGTTTAACAATGACTGAAGCGTTTAGAAAAGCTCTGTCGATTCTTCAAGACAAGGGATCTGGTATTACAGATTCTGATGTAGAAGAAATTAATCATTTGAGCTACTTCTTTGATGACGATGAAATCATGGAAGATCAGGCATTTCTGTATGAAGTTGTAGAACAAATCAGGATGCGTCCAGAATCCAAGTTGTCCATCGATGGGGGCACCTAAGAACCCACGCCTAAAATCGCCCTCTAAAGTAGGCCAAGGTTCACATCCCCAGAGGGCACCCAAGAAAAACTATTTCTCGACTCTTATGGAAACACCAGAGGGTCGAGCTTTGCGTAAAAGCTGGTCAACCAAGAAGCGTAAGAACGCTGGTCGGCCTAAAGGTACGCCTGATGGTCTTCGGAAAGAGCAAGCCGACACCATGCGTAAGGAAATCAAAAAGGAAGCAGAAAAGGTAGTAGACATCATGTCCCAGAAGTTTGGCGTAGAAGACGAATACGCAAAAGAGGCTCTAGGCACTGCTGTAGAAGTCATGAGGATGCAAGGCGAGACCCGTGAACGCCTCTCAGCCGCTAGGTTAATCTTAGACTTCACAAAGCAGAAGCCAGCATCTAAGTCAGAAGTTGCAGTAGCTAAAGCTGAAGACTTCTTGGCTTCTCTCCTTGTAGAAGACACAGATGGACCCGAAGCTAAAAGCGGTTCGTAAGCGTCTACTAACTGAGTTTCCTTTTTATGCACGTTCTGCGCTGAAGATCAGAACAAAAGCTGGTGAGATTGCTCCCTTAAAACTCAACCCAGCACAGCAGATCCTCGACAAAGCTGTTCAACAGCAACTCCAAGATGAAGGCAAGATAAGGATCATTATCCTTAAAGCTAGGCAGCAGGGTCTTAGTACCTATACGGGCGGCTACCTTTACTATGCCGTGTCTCAGCAAAAAGCCCGTAAAGCTATGGTGATTACTCACCACGCCGACAGTACAAGGGCTTTGTTCGACCTAACGAAGCGATACCATGAACACTGTCCCGACATACTGAAACCCCACACCAAATACAGTAGTAGAAGGGAATTATCCTTTGATGTACTTGATTCCAGTTATGTCGTTGCAACGGCTGGCGGTGACTCCGTCGGTCGAGGTGAAACACTTACGCATGTCCATGCCTCTGAGCTTGCTTTCTGGCCTAAATCAACTGCTGCTGACATCTGGAATGGTCTCACTCAAGCTGTACCGAATACTACTGGCACGGCTATCTTTATCGAAAGCACGGCGAATGGTGTAACAGGCACCTATCATGAGCTTTGGAAAGGTGCTGTAGACGGTACCAATGGATACACACCTGTATTCATTCCTTGGTATGTAGACCCAACCTACATTGAGGATGTTCCAGAGAACTTCGAGCGCACCCCAGAGGAGCAGGAATTAGCTGACAGTTATGATCTGACTAATGAACAGCTTATGTTCCGCAGACGTAAGGTGGCTCAGAACGGGCTAGACCTTTTCAAGCAAGAGTATCCCTCTGAACCAGAGGAAGCGTTCTTGACCACTGGTCGGCCCGTTTTCAATCCAGAACAACTACAGAAACGCCTCTCAGAGACCCGTGATGTAGAGGACAGACTTGCCCTCGAAGGAGGTGAGTTTCTTAAAAACATTCGCGGTGAATTAACAACCTACATGAAACACGACGGAGGGATGCAGTATGTCATTGGGGCAGATTCTTCTATGGGAATCCGAAATGGAGACTACTCCGTTGCACAAGTCCTCGACAGCAAGAAAAGACAAGTCGCAACTTGGAGGGGCCATGTCCACCCTGATTACTTTGCTGAAGTCTTATATGCGCTGGGAGAATACTACAATGAAGCGTTTATCTGTGTCGAAAACAATTCACACGGCATACTTACCTGTACCAGACTTGGTAAGGATATGGCGTATCCCAACTTCTACACAGAAGTACAAGTAGACAAGATTACAGATCGTGAAACCGTCAAGCTGGGTTTCTCTACAACATCTAAAACAAAGCCGCTCATTATAGATCAGCTTCGAGCCTCTATGAGAGAGGACGAGTTAGAGCTTAACGACAAAACAACTATCCGCGAGATGATGACTTACATCGTTACCGAAAGTGGTGCGATGGAAGCTGAACCGTCCTGCTTTGATGACTGTGTGATTAGCCTTGCACTGGCAAATCATGTTCATGAAGGAGCGTGGGAACCTGTGGAGACACCCAATGAACTTTACTTGGAAATGGTCTAAGATATGGCAAAAGTAGAAGAATATGAAAAGCTAGAGGACGATGACATTCTAGTGATGGTTGACACCAACATCCGTCAATCCATTGGCTATTATGACAGCGACCTAGCAAGAGAGCGTAAGAAAGTAGCTGACTACTACAACGCTACACTACCGCGCCCCGCCCATGACGGTAACAGCCGCTACGTTTCACAGGATGTCTATGACAGTGTGGAGTCCATGAAGGCTGCATTGCTTGAGACCTTTTCTAGCGGCAACAAGATCGTCAAGTTTGCTCCTCAAGGACCAGAAGATGTCCAACTTGCATCTGTGTGTAGTGCATACACAGACTATGTACTCTTTAGACAAAATGATGGCTTCGGTCTGTTTCGATCAGTAATCCATGATGGTTTGATTGCCAGAGTAGGCACAGCCAAGGTGTTTTGGCAGGAGATGTTTGAGGAAGACCTCAAAGAGTTTACTGGTCTAACCCAAGACGAATTAGATATGGTTCTGTCAGACGAGGACGTTGATTTAGTTGAAAGCGACACAGACGAACAGGGTCTCCTGAGCGGTATTATCTCGACCAAGGTGGACACTAGCAAGTGCTGCGTAGAGTCCATCCCACCAGAGGAGCTATTGATTGAGTCACAGGCAGTTAGCCTAGACTCAGTAAACTTCGTAGCTCACAGGACTCGCAAGACACTCTCAGAGTTGCGTGAGATGGGTTTTAGCGAAGAGAAGCTAGATAAGATCGGTGATGCACATGAGGATGTCGAGCTAGAGACTGATCCAGAGATACTTGCACGGCATGATCATATCGGTGCTGACAGAGGACATAACAGCCACGGCTATCAAGACCAAGTGCGTAACATTATGGTTTATGAAGCCTACATCTACCTTGATATAGAAGCGACAGGAGTAGCCAAGCTGCACCGCGTTCTCAAAGCTGGTAACGTGCTGCTAGATGTCGAGCAAGTAAACCGCATCCCGTTTGTGTGCTTTGCTCCCTTGCCTATTCCACACGCTTTCTACGGTAGTAACTTTGCTGAGAAGCTGGTAGCTACACAGAACGCCCGTACAGTTCTCACACGGTCTATCCTCGACCACGCAATGATCACTAACAACCCCCGCTACATGGTGGTCAAAGGTGGTCTGACTAACCCGCGTGAGCTTATCGACAACCGTGTAGGCGGTCTGGTCAATGTATCGCGTCCTGATGCTATCAGCCCCATGCCTCAAGCCAGCCTGAACCCGTTTGTATTTCAAACGCTCCAGCTTCTTGATGAAGACAAAGAAGATAACACAGGCGTTAGCAGACTTAGCCAAGGGTTGAACAAGGATGCACTGTCAAAGCAGAACAGTGCTGCGATGGTCGAGCAGCTTGCAACGATGTCCCAGCAGCGGCAGAAGATCATAGCTAGGAACTTTGCCAATCAGTTTGTAAAGCCTCTGTTCCATATGATCTACCAAATCTGTGTAGAGAACGAGAACCAACAGAAGATCATCGATCTCTCTGGTGAGTATGTGATGGTCGATCCGTCAGTATGGGAAAGCAAGCGCGACGTAATGGTGCAACTGCACCTTGGTTACGGTGAGCAGGAAGCAGAGAGCCAGAAACACATGGCTATGCACCAGCTATTTAGCCAAGACCCGTCACTAGCCCCAATGTACCAGCCTCAGAACGCCTACGCACTTATCAAAGATGCAATGGAACAGGCTGGGATATTGAATGTCAGTGATTACCTGACACCGCCAGATCAACTGCCACCACCAGAGCCTGACCCTGCACAGCAGATGCAGATGGAGATGGCACAGAAGCAGATTGAGCTTCAAGAGCGTCAGACCGCTGTTGCTGAGGCAAAAGCACAGGTCGATGCACAGGTAGCTCAGATGAAGATGCAGCTTGAGCAAATGAAAGCTGAAGCGCAACACGCTCTACAGAGCGACAACCAAGACCTCAAGGAACAGCAGTTTAAGTTCAAGCAGTTTATCGATTCAAGCGAACTGGAAATCCTGAAGACTGCTGATGATCTGAGAGGAATAGCATCCCCAACGGGATAAGGAGAACAAAGTGCAGACCAATGAAGAAGAGCAAATGATCAACCGTGGTGAAAACGCTGAGGTACTGCTTGGTACTGAGGCTTTCACGCTGACGATCAATAGTATGGTGGATGCCACCTTCCAAGCCTTCTGTAACACAAAACCAGAAGAACCAGAGGCTAGGGAACGTGCCTACAGCCATTACAGAGCTTTGGTAGATATCGTTTCGACCTTGCAGCAGCAAGTATCGGTGAAGAACGAAATCAACGCAAAGAATGAACGTGACAACAACGAAGAGGTTGAATAGCACCATGTCTAACGTGCAGGAAGTCAACACCTTGAACGAGGGTATGCCCCTCGACACCGAAGACGCCATTCTCGCAAAGTGGGAGGACGCTGAAAAGCCATCCGAAGACGAGGCAGAGGCAACTCAGGATGATCCAGAAGTAGAGACAGAGGATGATCAGGAGCAAGAGATAGTCGAAACAGAAGATCTTGATGAGGAAGAAACAGACCCTGATGATGATGAAACTGAAGACGTTGATGACAATGATGCAGACGAAGATGACGAAGTGGAACAAGAGACCACAGAGATATCTGACGATGCTGAAGTGGAAGTCACTGTCGATGGTGAATCAAAGATGGTATCTGTGGCGAACCTTAAAAGATTGGCTGGTCAAGAAGCTAGTCTCACACAGAAGTCTCAGCTTGTCGCTTCCCAGCGAAAAGAAGCTGATGCAGCTATCGAAAAGAACCACCTTGTCTTTCAGAAGATGCTGGAGAAGGCGCAAGAACGCTTCAAGCCGTATAGTGAAGTGGACATGCTCGTTGCCAGCAAAACTATGGAAACAGAGGACTTCGCCCAGCTAAGGAAAGAAGCTCAAGACGCTTACAATGACTTGAAGTTTCTTCAAGAAGAAGCGGATGCCTTTTACAAGGAAGTCAAAGAGAACACAGATCGTGCCCAGCAGGACGCTGCAAAAGAGTGCGTAAAGGTTCTTCAGACAGAGATGCCTGATTGGAGCAATAAGCTCTATGACGATATTCGGGCTTACGCAGTCCAGCAAGGACTACCTAGAGAACAAGTTGATCAGTATGTGGACCCCAACGTGATCGTGTTGATCAATAAGGCCCGACTGTATGACGAAGGCAAAAAGGTAGCTCTGGTCAAGAAAAAGACTGTAGCCAAGAACAAGGTTCTTAGATCCAAGAAATCTCCAGACCAAAAGACATCAACTAAAGCCAAAGCAGAAAGAGCTAGGCAGAAGATGGTCGCTAATGGCGCAAGAGACTTGGACGATATCGCTGACGCAATCTTAGGAAACTGGGGAGTATCGTAAAAAACCACTTAGCCAAATGAGAAGGGAAAACCCCCACTATGGCAATCTACAAAACCTATGAACAAATCGGTCTAGCCGAGGACGTTTCAAACATCATCAGTGACATCACGCCCACTGATACGCCCATGTACAGCATGATCAAGACCGAAAAGGTCCATGCTCGTCAGTTTAGTTACCAGACAGATACTCTTGCTTCTGCCGCGTCCAACGCACAGCTTGAGGGCTTCACCGCATCTGCTGGTACAGCCATCCCAACGGTAATGATCAACGGGAACACTCAGATCCTCCAAAAGACTTTTCAAGTTTCAGCCACGGCTGATTCTGTCAAGGCTTACGGCAGAGCCAAGGAGACTGCGTATCAACTGTCTAAGGCACTGAAAGAAATCAAGAAAGACGTAGAACACGCCTTTGTTGGTGCTTCAAATGCAACAGTAGCTGGTAACGCAACCACAGCCCGTGAGATGGCTTCTGCTGATCAACTGATCGATTCATCAGTTTCAACAGATGCAGGATCAAGCTCAACAGACGCACTTACAGAAGCAAAGCTGCTTGTAAACATGCAAGCTGTCTATGAAGCTGGCGGTGAGCCAAACATGCTGATGGTAAAGCCAGCAGACTCCTTGATCATTGCAGGGTTTACTGGTGCTTCTGGACGTACCCGTGACTTTAATGATGGTACTACCACACTGACCAATGCTGTGAACTTGTATGTTTCTCCGTTTGGTGAGTACAAGGTGGTCCTTAACCGCCACCAGATGTCCACACATGCGTTCCTCTTGGACCCATCGATGTGGCGTACTGCTGTACTTCGTCCTTTCGCACGGACACTCCTTGCAAAGACAGGCGACTCCGACACCCACATGGTTGTTGGTGAAATGAGCCTGATGCACAAGAACCCGAAAGGCTCTGGTCAGATTACTGGTCTTAGCTAAGTCGGACTGAGTTGGCGTGAGGGGATAACGGGGGCTTTTGCTCTCCTTACCCCCGCCCCTCACCCACTCTTCTTCAAGGAGATACAAGTGAGCAAGAAAATAGATTTAGTTGGAGTCAACAATGACTTCAGCGAAGAGGCTGATAGTCTCGTTAGAACGGACAGTCAGAACATTAGCCAGACCTTCCTAGACAACCTCAAAGACAGAAGAAACCAAAGCAACCACCAGCTAGAAGGCGACTTTCAGCATGTGGCAAGCATCCCTGTCATCTTTGTTGAGAAGTGGAAGAAAGAAGGCTTCGACATTATGGATGGCTCAATACCATTCAAAGAAATCGTCAAGAAGCTAAAGGCTGAAAACCTTGATGGCTTTATGGCTACGGAGAAACAGATATGAGCTACGGCAAGAAAAAGGGCGGTAGAAAGAAATGAAACAAGGTCTCTATGCAAACATCCACGCGAAGAACAAACGGATCGCGGCTGGTTCGGGTGAAAAGATGCGGAAGGTTGGGACCGAAGGTGCCCCTACGGCTGCTAACTTTCGCAAGGCTGCAAAGACGGCGAAAAAGAAACCAAAGCCAACGAAGAGGGCTTAGTCAATGAACTACGGCGATATCAAAAGTCATTTTGCTGATCTACTAAACAGGTCAGACATCACCGCAACCCTAACAACACGGTTTATCGACCAAGGTATCGCCCGTATTCAAAGACAGCTTCGTATTCCAGCTAACGAGAAGTTGCAGACCTACACTATTACTAGCAGGACAGCATCACTAACTTTACCAACTGACTTCCTAGAGATCGTAAGTCTCTACCACACGACCAACGAACTTGAGCGTGTGTCGATGCGGCGGTTCAGAGAGCTTAGTGGTAGCACCTATGCGGGTGTTCCAATGTTCTTTGCAAGACAGCAGGAGAAGCTGTTTTTATATCCAGAACCTACAGATGGTAACTTGGTTCTTTATTACTACGGTGAGTTTGACGCGATGTCAGCCGATAGTGACGAGAACATCCTAGCCAAAGTAGCTCCTGATCTCATCATCTACGGCGCATTAACCTATGCCGCCGATTATTACCTAGACACAAGAACAGAACTGTTCGAGCAGAAGTTCAATCAGTTTATGGCTGAGATCCAAGAACAAGCAAACGATCAAGAGTTGCAAGGCGGGACACAAGCAATCCTTCCAGCATATAGATATCAGGAGGGGGTTTATGAGTAAATCAGGCTTCTTTAATAATAGCGGGTCTAACGCCACTACTGAAAACACAATCCAAGGCTCCGTAGACGCAGCAGCGGCTTCAGCCACAGCAGCGGCATCTTCAGAAACAGATGCCCAAACTGCACAGGCTGCATCCGAAGCTGCCCGTGACGCCTCACAAACGGCCCAAGGGGCCAGTGAGACAGCCAAGACCGCATCTGAAACTGCAAGAGATGCAGCCCAAGTTAGTCAGACCGCAGCGGCAACAAGTGCATCTAGTGCATCAACAAGTGCATCAACGGCATCTACTCAGGCATCTAATGCCTCGACAAGCGCAACTACATCAACCAATCAGGCTGGTATATCGACTCATTATGCAAACGCAAGTGCGGCTAGTGCCTCGACTGCCTCCACTCAAGCCTCTACAGCGACAACAAAGGCATCTGAGGCATCTACATCAGCAACCAATGCTGCTTCGTCTGCCTCTACTGCATCGACACAGGCTTCCAATGCCTCAACAAGTGCGTCCACCGCATCAACTCAGGCATCAAATGCAGCCTCTAGTGCCTCGACAGCATCAGGTCATGCGTCAACCGCAACGACCAAAGCCTCAGAGGCAGCGACTAGCGCAACTAACGCTGCATCTAGTGCCTCAACCGCCAGTACACAGGCCACCAACGCTGGAAACAGTGCTTCAGCAGCCTCAACATCAGCATCAAATGCGGCATCATCGGCTACAGCTGCCTCGAACAGCCAGACAGCGGCGGCAAATTCAGCAGCAGCAGCCGCAAACAGCTATGACCAATTTGACGACAGATATTTAGGCTCACTCACTGGATATGCTGGAAATGGCACAGGGCCATCAGTCGATAATGACGGCAATGCCTTGGTCGAAGGTGCGCTGTTTTTCTCAGCAAATGCCAATGAAATGCGTGTGTTTGACGGCGCAAACTGGATTGCAGCATCAAGTGCTGGTTCAGCTTCGATGGATGAGTACAAATTCACTGCCACCAGCAACCAAACAACATTCAATGGTTCTGGTCTCAGTTACACTGCCGACAATCTCATTGTCACACTGAACGGTGTGGTGCTGGAGAATGGCACAGACTACACAGCGACAAGCGGTACATCTGTTGTTCTCGCCAGTGGCGCACAAGCCAGCGATGAACTTAACGTCATTGCTTTCAAGTCATTCACCACCGCAGATATGGTTTCAAAGACCAATGGTGGAGCCTTTGTCGGCAACGTAGACTTTGGGGCAGGGATAGATGTCACAGGCAATATCACTGTCACAGGCACTGTTGATGGACGGGATGTAGCCGCTGATGGAACTAAGCTGGACGGCATTGAGGCTAGTGCGGATGTAACTGATGCAACTAATGTGGCTGCTGCGGGTGCGTTGATGACCAGTGGCGGCACATTAAGTGGCAATTTGGATTTAGGAGATAACGTCAGGGCAAGGTTTGGTGCTGGGTCTGACTTGCAGATTACCCATACGGGCGGTCATTCCCAGATTGTTGATAGCGGCACTGGCGGGCTGTTTATTGGTGGTTCAAGTCAAATAGGACTGATGAACGCAGCATTGAATGAATACATGGTTAATGCAGTAGAGAACGGCGCAGTCACTCTGTATCACGACAACTCAGCCAAAATCGCCACCACCTCATCTGGCGTGGATGTCACTGGCACTGTAACGACTGATGGGCTGACTTCATCTGCTGCTATCGTCAGCCAAACAGGCGGGAGTAACTCTGCGCCAGCAATCGCAATCACATCCGGCTCACTCGGCGTAAATGGAATCACTGCGCCATCGGCAAACACATTGGGATTTGTGACTGGAACAGGAGAACGGATGCGCCTGACTTCGGCGGGTTTGCTAGGGCTGGGAGTTACTTCTGGTTTAGATGGAAAGTTGCACGTTCTTGGAAACGCTGTTGTGGGCGATTCCTCCACTACATCATTTTCTA